CGCTGTCGCGGGCTACTTCCACCCCGTCGATGTAGAGGAGCATGGCACTGCCGGTATATACCAAGGCAAGATGATGCCATGTGCTGTCATTGTAGGTCTCGGTCGTACTGAGGGAGACCGTGCTGCTTCCGTAAATGGCGACTGCGATATGGGAGGAGGCATCCGTTTGGATGGAAAAGGTGCCGGTCTGATGGGCGATCACGCGCAGGCCACTGCCGGTGAAGCGGAACCATAGGGTGACCGAGAAGGCGGAAAGCGCCGACAGGTCCACGGAGGCCCGGCGGTAGTAGCCGGTGCTGCCATCGAACTGTGCGCAGTCACCCACTACACCCGCCACCTTGGTGACGGTGCCATATTTCGTGAGGGCGAGACTGCCCACACTATCGGCGGCGGTGCTGCCATCCGCATCATTGAAGGTCCATTGGTGAATGAGGCTCATGCGTTACTCCGTATAGGTCCATGTGCCGTGTGAGCCGGTGATGACCCACTGTGTGGTGGTAATCGGCAGCAAGGTGACAGTGGCCCATGTCTCCGAGGCAAGGTCATTGAACAGCGATCCCCCGGCTCCTGACCCGGTAATGGTGACGCCGGTCGGCGCGGTCACGAGGAGCGTGCCTGCTCCGGCCTTCACACAGGTGAGCGGTTTGCCAAGGTCACCGGCAGAGAGTTCCGGTAGGGTGAAGGTATGGCCCCCGGCGCTGTTCAGGACGAGGGTGGTGCCCACGCCAAGGTCACTCGTGAGGACGGTGTAGTCGGCGGTCTTCGTGCTGACGCTGTAGCTCACGCCCCCACCGGAGGTAGATGGTGTCACCCACTCAAACCCATTGGTGGCATTATAGGCAAGCACATCGCCCTCACTCGGGCTATCGAGTACATCGAGCATCGCCGGGGTGAGGGTGCTGTTCTTGATGGCAGCGGTGATTTTCGGGGTGGTGTCATCGTAGGTGAAGTCGATGTCGCCATCATCGGCGAGTATCCCACCAACGGCGTCTTGCGCCTGTTCGTCGGTGTAGCTGCCGCTGCCTGCGATGTCGGTCCACACATACCCGTCCGTCGTGCCATACCATGCGGATTCCCCGCGATGGTAGGTCAATGCGCCGGGGATGCCGGGGGTGAGCAGCCATGTGCTGCCCGACCACTCGACGACATAGCCATAATACTCTTCCCATGCGCCGGTCGGCACCGTGCCCACAATGTAGCGATCCCCTGCGGTGGGTTCTGCCGGTGGGGTGGAGAGGATGCCGAGGACGGGATTCAGATAGATGACCTCAGGCGTACTGCCGCCCTCCGGGAGCGCAAAAAAGCCCTTGGTGCCGGAGGCGTCGGTGCCATAATACGTGTTGTTGCCGGGGGTGGTGCTGTCGCCGGAGAGCTTCAGACCGCTGCTGTCCGCGGTGATGGACTGTTGGGTTTTCACGGCGGCACTGATGCTTGGCGTGCCATCGGTGTAGGTGAAATCCACGGTGTCCGAGTCGGCGAGGATGGTGCCAACCGCATCTTGGGCTTGCTCGTCGGTATAGGTGGCGGGGGCGTTGATGAACTCCAATCCGCTCACATCGGCCTTCACGGCCACGAGTTTGCCCCCCTGCCCGGTATAGGCGGACGGCACATCGTCAAGGTCGGTGAAAGATGCCACGTCTGCCGGGAGTTCGGCAAGGGCGGCGTCAATGAGCGCATTCACCCGCGCCTCGGTGTGATAGAGGTTGGTCTCACCTTCAGGCAGGTCATCGGTGGAGGTGGGCCCGAAGACGATGATCTCCGCCACACGGACAAGCGCCGACAGGGTGGTCGTACTCAGATTCCATGTCACCGAGGCGACGGTATAGGCGTCACTGTTCGGTGTCGAGGCCGGACGAATGAGCGCCTCGCCGTCGGTCGTGACCTGTAGGACATAGGCATCACTCGCCTGCGTGGTGAAGGCCCATGACAGGCTGCCGGTGAGGTGTATTCCCGTGATGAGGAGGGTGAGCCCCACGGCATCGACTTTGTCATGCGCGCTATCAATCGCAAGCGACGTGGGGAGCGCAAGCAGCCCGGTGAAGGGGGCCATGCGGGCCTCGAACGCCGCTTGCAGGAGGTCTTGCTGATGGTTCAGCGCCGCCGCCGTGAGCTTGGTCTTCGCGACAAAGCGTTCGGTGGCCGGATTGTAGAAGGTGCGGGTCAGTGCCATCGGGGCTCCTTAACCGAGGAGGTCGTCATCGAGGAGGGAGGTGTCGAGGAGGAGGAAGGGGTCGCCGGAGTCCGGGTCGGTCAGCAGGCCCTGCTGCGGGACCACGGGGAGGACGGGCGCGGGGGTGCGGGTCGTCAGGTTCGCAATGCGTCCGCCGAGGGCGCGACGGACAGCCTCATCGAGGAGGGCGGTGGTATAGGCGTCGGTCATGGGGTTCCTTACAGGTCAAGGACTTCTTCGAGGGTGATCGTCCCGCCATTGAAGCGGTCCTTCGGGGCCACGGTGATGCTTGTGATGCGGAAGAGGGTCTCGTCATCGAGGCCTGCCATCGGCGCAACGAGGGAGACAAGTTCACCGGGCCATCGGTCGTACCCGATGAGTGGACCACGGAGTGTCGCCGTGCGCCCTCCGGTCTTGCGCTTCTTGTAGGCTGTATAGCAGGCATAGTTCACCTCATCTTGTGAGGAGAGGTTCGGATCGCTGCGCAGGTGCATGAGCGCGGTGCCGACATAGCGCGGGGAGGCCGGGTTGTAGATGGAGTCGCTGTCGTAGACGACGGCGTAGAGCGGTTTCCCGTCCTCGCCACGGCCTTCGACGAAGATGCAATTGACAAGGTTGGTCAAATCGCTGACCATTTCCACGGACGAGGGGGCGGCTTCACGGGTGGTGCCCACCCCGGTCGCATAGGCGGCACTGATGACGGACGGGTCTTCGTCAGGGAAGATATGGAGCTTGCCATCCGGCCAAAACTCCGCTTTCACGCGGTAGGAGGCACACAGCTCTTTCACCACCGTCCAACACTTCTGCCCGGACTTGATCAGCCACGGCGGGTTATCAAACCCGTACTTCGGGAGGTTCAAGGTGGTATAACTGCCGGTCTCAATGGTGATGTCCCATGGGGCCACGCCACCCCATGTCGCCAACAGGGCAATGGCGGTATCCACTCCCATGCCGGTCAGGCACGGCGGGTTGAGGAGTTCGGTCTCGGCAAGCAGCGCGGCCCGGTCATCCCCGGTCGCGCGATAGGTGCGCTCGCCGGTGCTGTGGGTGTAGCGATGGACCTTCAGCAGGCCGCAGAGACGCGGGGATTGCGACACGGTGTCGTCCTGCAGGGTATAGCCGAGGGCATAGCGGAAGGCCATCTGCCCACTCATGCCAAGCAGGTCGCCGTCCCAATTGACGAGGGTGAGTTCGGTTGAACGACTACCCACATCCTCGGGCAGGTTCTCGGACGCGCTTTGGACGAAGGGCGTGAGATCAAGCCACTCCCCGGAGGGAGCCGCGTATTCGGCAGGATAATAGACTTGCCATGCTTGGACGAACGGCGTGTGCATCCCATCCCCGGTCAGGGTCACGCGATAGCGGCGTTTGCTGCCATTGGTGGCGATGGGCTCCACGGTGACGGCGGTCCCGGTCGGCGGGGTCGGATAGACGAACACGGTGGGGTCATCCGTATAGAGCCCCATGTGCTCAATCCAATCGGTTTCCACATACCCGGTCGTCGGATAGCGGAAGTAGTCGATGAGCACGGCATGGACGCCTCCGGTCGCGGCCCATGCCACTTGCGCGGCAGGCAGCGTCCCGACGGTACGACTCAGCACATCGGCGTTATCGCGGTAGGCGGGGTCTTTGTAATCGCGGATGATGAGGGGTTCATCGAGGGCCGAACACTCAAGGTAGAGGCAGCCACCGACATTGTGGACTTCCCATAGCAGATGGGCATTCCCATAGAAGGACGCCGCTTCGTTCAAGGTGATGCGTCGCTTGCACGCCAACCATCCGTCCGGGTCATAGACTTTGACTTCGCGGGTCAGGCCCCACTGCAGCGTCCATCCCCCACCAAAGGTGAGGGTGTAGACCACGTCATCAGTCTGATCCGGTGGCAACATCTGCGCACGCACGAAGGAGAGCACGATCCCCGGACTCGCGGGGAAGAGGGCGTTCAGCGTGACCTGCACATGGTGATTGCCGGTGGCATTGTAGGCGTGCAGGTAGGCCGGGATATGCCCCGGCGTGTCGGCTATCCCTTGCGGGGGATGGCAGAGGGCGATGTCACCCTCCCCAATCGTGACATCCGTGAGCGCCATGTCGGTGAGTTCGGCTTTCGCCTGTAGCACGAACGCTTTATGGGCCGTGCTGAACAACACGTCATCGGCGGCGGCATCATCCTCAAGGAACTGCTCCCATCGTTCGGCGGCAAGCTCCATCTTCGCAAACGGGCGGCGGGTCATGGTGCCATAGACGGTCAACGGGGCCACCTGATAGGTGTTGTTGAGGTCCTTGATATTCTCAAACGCGACGGCCATTAGCTCGGGCTCCATGTGCTGCCACGGTCGGCAGAGAGGACATGCGCGATGGTGCCGTCGTCCTGTTGATAGGCGAGACGCCATGCGCCATAGGGGAGTTCAAGGAGGGCAAGGTAGCGGGTTTCGGTGGCGATCTCGACGGCGGTCGCCGGGTCACCGCCATCCACCCGCACTTCAATGCGCGCGGGATTCGTGTCAGCGGCGACCCATCGGGCGTCAAGGTCAAGGCCAAAGGGGGTGCGGTAGGTGGTGGCCATGCGTCGTCCTTTAGGAAGTCGTCCATGTGCGGCCCGCGTCACGGGAGCAGCGGGCGGTGACGGTGCCATCGGGGGCGGTGAAGGTACAGACGAGGAGGGCATCCGCGCGCTCGACGAGGGTGGGCTCGACGCCTTCCTCAATCAGCACCGGGAGGGTCCATGTGGTGCCATCGGTCATCTCACGGAAGTAGACGCCGCCATTGACGGCAAAGACTTCACGGGCCACGCCGAAGCGCTCACTTGCCGAGGCGTGCAGCCCCCCGGAGCGCAGGAGCACATTGCCGACCGCGATGGCCTTTGATGGTCCTCCGAATCCGAAGAGCGTGCCTGTGGCGGAGCCCCCATCGGTGAGGGTGCCGCTGTAGCCGGTGCCGGTGTACCACCCGGCGAGGTCGAGGGGCTCGGTGCTGCCTTTCGGCAGGACATAGACGGCAGGACCCACGGCGTAACAGTTGCTCCCGGACTGCAGGGTGTCGCGGGCGTAGACCCCGGAGATCAGCAGGTTGTCAGCGGCATCACAGGACAGGTGATTTACGCCTGCGTGATGGAGGACTTCCTCCGAGGTGGTCGGGCGTCCACTGATGGTGGGGAGCAGGTCGGCAAGGACCGTGCCATTTTGTGCCACCTTCGACAGGCTATAGGTGCTTGCGCCGGTGGAGCGGACGAAGTAGCAGTTCCCGGTACTGTCAGCGGCGACACACGTCGGCGGGGAGAAGGCGGTGTCGTGGTAGACCGTCGAGATGCTGCCATCGGTGGCGACACGACGGATGCGATGGTTGTTCGTATCGCAGATGAAGAGGTCGCCGGTCGTGGAGACGGCGATGTCGAAAGGCGTATGCAGATAGGCGTCTGTCGCGGGACCGCCATCACCGCCGAAGCCGTTGCTCGCCTGTCCGGCGATGTGCGTCTCTTCCAAGGTGGTGAGATCGAGCTTCCACACCTGAAAGATGGTGTAGTCGTGGTAGACGCTGTCCGGATAGCGCAGGTAGTAAATCCCGGAGCCATCCGGGGCCATCGTGGGGGCAAGGCAGATGCTGTGCGGGGTATCGGTGTAGCGGACGAGTTCGGTGAGCAGACCGGTAGTCAAGTCAAGCTTGTACCACAGGCTCATCGCCTCCCATCCCTCGGGGCCGTAATACCCGGACTCGTCTTGGTAGAGAAAACCGGGGTAGGTGACGTAGAGGTAGAGGGCGCTGCCATCACGCGCGACGACCGGCTCGGTGCCGGAAAGATAGGCCTCGGTGCCAAGGAGCCCATCGGCCTCAAGGTGGGTGCCATCGCCTGCCGCGAAATGCAGTGTATCCTGCGCGACATCAATCGCGCCGATGAGGAAGTTGTAGAGGGGATTGTCCCATCCGTAGGGATGGCCGCGATAGTCGGCAAAGCTGCAATACACGCGTCCGGCTCCTCGGGTACTCGTAAAGAAGGCAGGGGTCCATGTCAGCGTGGTGGTGACGGTGGCGGTGTTCGAGGTGACCGTGGTGGCGGTGCCGCGCCATGTGGCGGTCAGGGTGGAGATCAGGCGATAGACGTGGCCGGTACCGGTCGCGGTCGGGACCGGGAGATGGACTTCGACCCATGTGAAGCCATCCGGGCGGGCGGTAAACGTCACCGGGTAGGCCGTCGTGTAGACGGGATCGGTGCCGGTGTCTTCGTAGACGTTGAGGGTGACGGTGGCCTGCGCGCCATCCGGGCCATCGCTGAACACGCTGACCGTCAGGGTGTCTCCGGCAAGGACCGGCTCGGGGTCACCCACGGCGACGGTGAAGCCCTGCTCCTCGCCGTATTCCAACAGCACGAGGTAGGTGCCATTGGTGGCATAGAGGAGGCCATCGACTTCGGTCGCGGGGTTGTTTGGGGCCCATCGTAGATACCACTCGCCACTGAGGGTGGTGTCATCAAGCGGGAGGACGACCGGGGTGGTCTTATGATCACGCAGATCGTAGACGCCGCCGATCACCCATTGCCCATCGGCACGGCGGTGTGCGCGTTGGCCATAGGCCACACGGCGGAAGGCATCGATGGCGACCCCATTGGCATACGGCACGTAGGCCGCACTGCTCGTTGGGGTGCCATCAAGGGCGTAGGCCTGCAGGATGGGGCTGCCGGTGCGTCCGGTCTGTTGCACCCATAGATTCGTGTCGGCACTGCGGTAGTCCACCGCCTGTGGGTCCATGCGGGGCACGGTATCGATCCCAAGGGTGGCGCGGTAGCTGCCATCGAGCCCGAAGGCGATCAGGCGTCCACTGCGTTCATCGGCGACATAGAGGGTGTCGCCCTGCACCGTGATGCCGGTCACCGAGGCAAAGAGCGCCGGGACATACGGCAGGGCCTGCCATACCACGGTCCATGCCATCCCGGTGGTGGGGCGGGTGTTCGGGTCTGAGGTGTGGTCGGCGCGGCAGGCAAACCCCTGTCCATCGACCACCACGGCGTTGCCCACCGTGTAGGCGGTGGCATCCGCCCATGGCGCGGCAAAGCCCGGTGGGACGGGTCCGGTCCATGTGTCATCCGGGAAGCCGTAGCGTCCGAACGCCGCGCCGGTGCTGCCAAAGATACGGGCCACCCCCGGATCGAAGGTATAGAGGGTGGTGTCATGGTAGACGCCATGCGGACTCCCGCAATCCCCAATCGGATCGGTGCTCTCGCGCAGGGGGGCGGTATCGACGGTCTGCACGACGCCGATGCTGTAGAGGCCATTGCCAAGCGGCAGGCGGGCTCCGGCATCACAGACAACGCCGACGCAGGCGTGGGTGGGCCCTTCCCCGAGGATGGCGATGAACATCCCATCCCCGCTGATGGCGAGATCGGTGGCGGTGAGGCGATCCCCCGGTAGCAATTGGCAGAACCACTCGTCGACCGGGGTCCATACAGGGGTGCTCATTTAGGCGAACCTGACGCTACGGGCCGCGCGGGCATCTTTGATGGAGATGCGGTCGTCGGCGACATCGGCGATGACCTTGAAGAGGCCATCGGTGTCATTGGTGATGGTGAGGGCAATCTCGACCGGCTGTTGGGCAGCGGTCGGGGCCGGGAGTCCGAAGAGGGCGGGAATGACCACTTGCAGGGCACGGGTCATGGTGTCAATGAGGCCTTGCTCGGGGAGGCGGTAGCCCGGAATACCACTTGGCAGGTCCATGGTGGTCACGGAGGTGGAAAGCCCGTTGATCGTACTCTTCGCGCCAAAGTCGGGCATCACGTTCGCGCCCGGTGCGGGGCCTGCGCCTGCCATGGTGCGGCTGAGCGCACTCATCCCCGCCTTCAGGCCTTGTTGGAAGTACGGGTTGCGCAGCACCGAGACTTGCATGAAGGTGAGGAAGGCATCCTTCCACTGCTCGATGGCGCTCTTGTCGAGGTCCACCTTGAGTTGCAGGCGGTTCAAGTCACGGTCCTGTTGCAGGGCACGCAGCTCGTTCTTCCATTGTGTCTCAAGGGTGCGTAGCACGGACTCCGAGGCATTGTTCAGGCGGGCATCGGCCATGGCGCGGGTGTAGCGGGCGTTCAGGTCGAGGCGCTTCTTCTCGGTGGACAGCTCAAGCTGTTCGGCTTGGTGGCGGATACGCATCTGTTCGGCGTAGGCTCCCCCGATGGCGTCGGCGACACGGGTCTCTCCCGCCTGTCGGGTGGCCATGTCCCTCTCGACCTGTCGCATGGTATCCTCGCGGGTCAGGTCTTCCCCGGCGCGTCCTTCGGCAAGCGCCTCATCGCGGGCTTTGGCGGCGGCGGCGATGGCACGGAGTTCAGCGGCAAGGGCATCAGCGGTGTCACGCTTGTGCTGTTCGCGGATCGTATCCATCGCGGCAAGGCGCTGCTGCAGCATGGTTTCAGCGGTCTTGCGGTCAAGGTCGTTGGTGATCTGCGCGATGGCAAGGAGGCCTTGGACCACCTTGTCGCCATGGAGTTCGAGGTTGAGGCGATCTTGCAGATAGGCGGCTTCGTCCTGCGCGTCTGTGAGCTGACTGTTCAGCTCCGCCACTTGACGCCGTTGTTCATCCGGGGTGAGCAGCATGTCGTGGTTGACACGCTCAATTTCCACCCCGAGACGCTTCACGGTGTCGGCATTGAGGGCAAGTTGTTCGCCAATGGCGGCGACACGATCCGCGCCGATGAGATTGGCCTCATTCAGGCGGTCGGTGACGGCATTCTGTTCACGCAGCACACGCAGGCCTTCGGTCGATTTCACGTCGGCTTGCACATCCACCACCCCGGCTGTGCCGCGCAGGGTGTTGCTTGCGCGCTCCAATTGGGCATCCGCCGCGTCGATGGCGTCTTTGGTGGCGGCCTGCTTCACGGTCTCAAGGTGGGTGCGCTGTAGCAGGATTAGCTTGTCGCCGGTCTGAATTTGGCGATAGAGTTTCGCGTATTCCGCCTCAAGGCTGTGCAGGTCTTCCAACTCTTGCGAGGTGGCCGTTCCGTTATCCTTCAGGCCACGCAGGCGCTTCAGGTTGCCTTCCATGCCACGGAGTTGCGCGACAAGCGGTGGGCGTTGTTCGCCGTACCACTGCGAGTAGGTGGCCCAATAGTCGGCGGAGGCTTTCTTGCGGGCATCGGCGATCTCGTTGGCGGTCGCGGCGGCGGCATCGGCAGCGCTTGTGTCCGGTGTCGGCGTGACATCGAATCCATTCGGGGTGGGCGTCTTGGTTGACCCCTTGAACTTAAAGCCCGTCTCGGGCATGTATTTCGTGTGGAGTTCATCACGGTACTTGCGGACGCCATTGATCTGCCGCATCCAAAAGTCTTCGATGCCGGGGGTGAAGGCGGTGATGGCCCGCATCAGCCCGAGAAAGGCATCGACGATGTCAAGCAAGATCGAGAGCACGGCGGCTCCGGCACGTTGAAAGTTCCCCTGTAGAATCCCGGCCACAAGCTGTAGCGCATCGGCGACGACGTTCAGGACCGGGACGAGGAGGGTGCCAAGCACCTTCGCAAGCTGTGTCGCGGGGGTCAAGGTACTGTTGGTGGCATTCCCGGCGTTGATGAACACCCCAATCACGTCAGCCACGGCCTGCACCACGGAACGGATGGCCTTGTAGAGCGCCTGTATGGTCGGGCGGATGGCTTCCCCGGCCTTCTCGCCATTGTTCCCCATCCCTCGGAAGAGGGCCGAGAGCAGGGTGATGGCGGCAATAATCCCGGCAAGCACAATGCCCACACGGGCGGCACTGCTTGTGATGTTGCGGAGCCAGGTCGGGACCTTCTCAAGGCCTTTGTCAATGGCCATGCCCACGCGTCCGAGGGGTTCAACCTTCATGCGTGTCCACAGGGTCGGCGCGTGTTGGCCAAGCCCCATGGCATGTAGGCCCCATGGGTCATTCCCACGTGTGCGGGCGGGTGGCGTGGCACCACTGCTCATGGCAATAGCGGCATGGGCGCGATGCACGGCCATGAAGGAGGACACGGCGGAGACAGCCGTGAGAATGCCGTTCCATGTGGAGGCAAGCAGTTGCGCGCCCTTGACGGCGGTGAAGGTAGCGGCACCGAACTCGGCCATCTTGATCGCCGACTTGGTGACGTTGGTGACCATCGCCTTCCCGGCAGGGGTGTTCAGATAGGCGATGGTCTTTTCAAGCCATGTGGCAAACGACTTGAGATAGGGCAGCAGTGTGGTGCCAATGGTGGTGCCAAGCTCAATGAAGTCGTTCTTAATGCGGGTCATTTGCCCGGAGGTGGTGTTCGCCATCTGTCGGGACGCCCCACCGAGCGGCGAGGCGGCGACGCCAAGCACGAGGGCACGGGCGAACTCACTTGCCGAGATGGCCTTCTTCTGCATGTCGGCCTGCAGTTGGGAGACCGACACATAGTGCCCCCGGACTTTCGAGAGACCGGTGGCGACCATCTGCAGGGAGACGCCTGCCTCAGCGAACTGCTGATTCATCTCTTCGGCGGCGAGGTAGCCCTTGCCCATGACTTGTGTGAAGGCGAGGGCGGCATTCTTAAAGCGTTCGGTATTGCCTTGCGAGGCATCAGACAGCGCTTCAATGAGGCCGGGGATGTCACGGAGCTGTGTGCCCTTGGTGGCAAAGTCGCGCACGGCGTTCGCGGTGCTGTAGAACTCCTGTCCGAGGGCATTCGCGAGACGGCGGGTGCTGTCAAGGAGCCGTTGGGCGCGGTCCATGCTGCCGGTGAGACGACTGTAGGAGACGAGGAGTTGTTCAGTGGCCATGGCCGCGCGGACGGACCCGGCGACAATACCCCCGAGTCCGGCGGTGCCAAGGAGCGTGGACAGATCGACCCCGGCAATGCCCCGGAAGGCGGTGAGCACGCCGCTTGCGCTTGTGCGCACGCCGCCAAGGGCTTGCGTCATGCTGCGCGAGGCCGCGCCGACCTGCCCCTGTGCCTTTTGAATGGCGGAGGACAAGGGCGAGAGATTGGCATCAAAATCGACGACGGCACGCCCGAGGCGGACATCAGCCATGGTGGGGGTCCTTTCGGATTAGCGGAACGTACTGCTGAAGAAGCCGAGGATAGCCTCGTCATCGTCCTCGCCGTAGGTGGTCACGCCGTTGGCGGCAGACGGGTTCAGCAGTTGGGCGACACGGGATTTGCCGGGGAGGTGGCGGACAAGGAGACAGAACTCATCCCATGAGAAGCTGTCATCGCGCAGGCAGGTCTTCATGCGCAGGCCGTAGACTTCTTGGAAGTCGGCGACGAGGGCTCCGAAGTGGCTTAAGAGGTCGGTCCCGTCGCCGTCGGTGCCAAAGGGCCTTGCAGCCCATCCATCTGCTTGTTGATGATGACGGAGGCAAGGAGCGCAATGCGCTCGACGCTCAAGGTGTTCGCGACGGCCTCATAGGTGCCTGCGCCACACGCAAAGTCGATCAGTTCTTGATAGACGCGCATGGTCTCCTCATCGGAGGGCACGTCGAGCTGCGCGGCACGGGCCTCTAACTGTTCGCGGATGACGGCCTTCTCAGCCTCGGTCATCTCTTGGTGGGCCTGTAGGGCCGCGAACTCAAGGTCGAGCTGTTGGGCTTCGGCGGTGGCGTCAAGGATGGCGCGGGTGAGGCGGTTGTACTGCAGTACGAGACGGGCGGGGATTTCGGCGGGGATGGTGTAGACGACGCCGCCGACTTTGACGGCGCGGGATTCCTGATAGACTTCGCCCATGAGGGCGTCGAGGTCAACGTTGACTTTCGGGGTGAACTTTTTTGCCATGGTGTGAGCCTTTCATGGAGGAACGGGGGAGGGCCCTCGGGGGAGAGCCCTCCATGGGGGGTGTTAGGCGGAGATGACGGACTCGGTGATTTGGCCCATCGGGTGGATTTCGGCGTTGAATGGCGCGCCTTCGTTTTGATCCGCGCCAAGTTCATCGACTTTCACCCATCCGGTGAATTCCTTGCGAATCTTGCCGAAGACTTCGATGCGGAAGGTGCCGGTGGCATCCGAGCCGACGGCGTTGCTCAGTGTGCGGAGGGCGGCCTGTCCGGCATCCGGGTCGCCGGTCGTCTTGTCATAGAGGCACTTGGTATTCAGGGTGACGACCATCGCGCGTTCAGCAGGCAGGGTATACTGCCATCCGGCATCGGCGGTCGTGGTCAGGTCGGCTTCTTTCGCGGAGGTAGAAATCGACAGGGAGTTATGCGGAATCTCGGTGAAGGTTGGGGCTTCCGCCGGTGTGGCCGTCGGGTCGCCCGGATCAGTCATCACGTAGAACTTCACTTCGCGATTGATAAAGCGTACAGTTGCCATAGGGGTGAGAACCTCCTTGGGTTCGGTTAGGGTGAGGTCATTGCGGCGCACTCGAAGGTCAGGTCACAGGTGACTTTCGCGCGCTGCTTGGGGTCGCTCGGCGGGATGCCAAGCTCACGGGGTGGGTCGATGACGACATGCGCCACCGTCCATCCGGTGAGCGTCCATGGGTGGTGTCGGCCATCGGATTCGGCCATCGCCATGAACGCTTCATAATGGGCCTGTGCCCATGCGCGGGCCGTGGCCGGGTCCGTGTGGTAGCAGGCAAGCTGCACCCGTTGGATGGCCATAGTGCCGGGAATATCGTCGGGGTGGGCGCGACCGCCAAGGTCACCGATGACGATGACGGCGTCGTCTTGGGCGACATAGCGCTGTAGACGGTAGGCGGCGGTGGGGATGATATTGAGGGTGAGGATGCCGTCGTAGACGGCTCTGAGGAGCGTGGTGCGGGGGGTCGATGGCATCGGGAGGCTCCTTACAGGCGTCCACGCAGGACGGCGGTGGCAAGATCAGGGCCACGCTGTTCGGTGGGCTCGGTCAGAAAGCGAGGGCCTCCGGTCGCGTGGTCGGCCTGCAGGTCTTCATGCACGAGGACGGCATAGTCGGTGTCCGCCACAAGGGCGGCTCCGGTGGGGGTGGGTTCGACGTGTTCGCTGTCGACGAGTGCACCGGACTCCACCGGGGTCACGGCTTGGGCTTCGGGGAGGACAGCGGTGGCAAGCTCGACCATGAGATCAGGAGCCATGGCGTGCATCCGGGCGTGCAAGGCGGCGAAACCGTGTTGGTAGGTGTTAGCCGCCATAGACCACCATCGCTTCCACGACCCCGAGGCTGACAATCGTCTGCAGGCTCAGGACCGTATAGGTATGAGCGCGGTAGCTGAAGGTGTCGCCAAGGGCAATGGCGGCCTCCGGGCAGAGGACCTTCAGGGTGGCGGTGGCCGTCGTGCCATCGAGGAGCCGGACGAGGGTGTCCTTATGCTGTACCATCGCGGATACGATGGTCGGGGTGGTTGTGGCCGTGCCATCCGGGTCCGTGCGGGACGGGGTGCCGGGATGGGCAAAGGTCAGGGTCTCGGGGAGGTAGGTCAGCAGCATGAGGGGTCCTAAGAGAACAGACGGGGCGTGCGGCTCACACCCCCGCAGGGGTCTACACGCCCCATCCGGTGCAGCACATCCCGTGGGATGGTGCACTTACGCGCGCACGCACACGAGGCGGGTGACGAGACGGCGCAGGCAGGCATAGGCTTCCGGGGAGAGGAGGCCAACGAGGCGGGTGCCGTAGACTTCCTTCGCCTCACTGACATCCCATTCGGTCACGCCTTGGGCTTGAATCGCCATGCGCTTCTGCGCGGCAGGATCGGCAAGGATGGCGGCACAGGCGAGGGCTTCAAGGGCTTGGGCTCTGAGGATGGCCTCGGGCACCATGTCATCGGCGAGGAGGGTGCCGAGGACATAGACGCCGGTGCGGGGCCATGCCGTCGCTTGCGTGAGGGTGGTCTTCGTGCCTTGGAAGCGCAAGGCTTCAAGGTGCGTGAAGGCCTGTGTCAGGGCTTCGGTCTGCTGCGCGGTGGACAGGGTGGCCCACAGCGGATAGGCCGCAAGATGGGTGGCCGCTGTGGCGAGGCTCAAGTAGCCATACAGGGTGTCAGTCATGGCACAGGCCTTTCGGAGGGTTACTCAGCGGGCGTGAAGCCGGTGATGACGCCGTTCGCGATGGTCAGGGTGCCGACGGCAGTGATCACGACGGAGCCGGTATAACCGGTGGTCGCTTGCAGGGCGGTGTCGGCCTTGCCAAGGGACGTTTGCACGGCGGTGGCGAGGTCAGTTGATGGGATACCGGAACCGGGCTTCGTGTATTTGGCGTCGGCGTGACCATCGACTTCATTGATGGCGGCGACGACATTGTCTTTGGTATCCGTGGTCAGGGCGGCAAGGGAGCCGACCTTCACGTCGGTGGCAAGATCGACATTGGCGACCGTGCCATTCTGAATCTGCGAACTTGACGCAAGGAGCGATTGGGCAATCAGCGTCTTCAGGGCAGCAATCATGGGGAACCTCCTGTGGGTTCAGAACGGGGAGCGGGATGCCGGGAAGACACCCCGCTCCGAAGGGAGGTTACTCAGCGGCAGCGTTCACGATGGCGAGGGCAAGGGCATTCGGCTGAATGACATCGCAGCCACTGACATGCAGACCGCGCACGACATCGCCAAAGGCGCTCGGGTTACGGAAGGCTTCCACCTTCGCGAGGCTCTCGGCATAGGCGAGGGCTTCCATCGATCCGGCAAGCACGTTGTACTTGGTGCCGGTCGTGTGCTTCACCTGTGAGGACACGAGCACGTTCAGGCCCATGCACTTGCCGACGTATCCGGCGCGGGCGGCTTGGCCGTCAATGTCGGAGGCAAGCAGCACTTCCGCAAGCAGGAGCTTGGTGCGGATGACCGGTGGGACGACGATCCAACGGTCATTTGGCGCGGCGTTGGCGTTGTCGAGCAGGTCGATGACCGGGCCGATCAGCGTGTCGAGCACGTTGGCGGAGTTGATCTCAAGGGGTGTGCCGGTTGTACCAAGACCGGTCGTCAGTCCGGCGGCGGCAATGGCGGCATCGCGAATCGCCACATCAACGGCAGCGGCAAGACCACGACCCGCGTTGACGGTGTGGGCGAGCATGATGTTCGCATTGGCCTGTGCGGCATCGACATCGTCCACGGATACGGCGAAATACTTCTTCGTGTCGAGGGTGATGTCCACCGAGCTACCACCGGCGGCCTCAATCGTGGCGGTTCCGGCATAGTCACCAATGGTGACGGAGGCCGGGGTGACCACCTTGATGACACCGGCTTCGGCGGCATCGGCCTGATAGGCGGTATTGCAGACGGTGCGGTAAACGGCATTAGCCTGCAGGGCTTCATTAATCAGCGCGGACCATACGGTGCGCTTGAAGACAGCAACGGACATATGGGGTGATCCTTACTACGGCAGCGAAGGCCGTGGGAGAGATGGGGTTGGGAGGGGTATTAGACGCCGGTTTTGAGCATGGCAATGACGGCGTCCTTGTTCTTCAGGATGTCGGCTTCGCTCATCTGCTCGATGGCTTCAGGCGTCAACGGGACACCGGTTTTGGTGGCCGGTGGGGTGACGACGCCGGTGGCGTGCGTCGGTGGAGTGACCACTTGCGTGGTGGTCGCGGGGGCTGCCGGGAGGAAGGGTTTGACCTTCTCAAGGGCAGCAGCGGTTCCGGCCTCTGAGGTGAAGTCGGCCTCCGCAAGGGCAGGATGCTGCAACAGGAAGTCGGCAAGGGCCGGGTCAATCTTGTGGGCGACGAGGGCCTTGAAGCCCGTCATCGTTTTCGTGGCCGCCGACGTGGCAGCGGTCGCGGCCTCAAGCTGCTGTTGCAGGGTCTGCGTGGCGGTGTTCGCCGTCTGCAGTTGGCCTTCAAGGGCCGTCAGTTGCGTGCGGGCGGCATCACGCTCGGTCTCAGCCTCGCGTCTTGCGGATGCGGCGGCAGCATTCACTTCATGCTGTTCAAAGACGGTCAATTCATGGCCGTCAAGGGTCACGGTCTTGGGCATGGGAACCTTTCAGCGTCAGGGGCGGCGTCGGACGCGGCGACGAGAGGGATACCGGGCCACGAGGTCGGTGGATACGTGGCGGGGAAGTGGCAGGGTGCCACGGGGTTACTCGGAGGATGCTCCATCGGGCATCATGACAGCGACACGCCTGATGGCGGCTTGCTCGTCGATGATGCAGTTGACTTCAGCGGTAATTTCTTCGTCCGTGAACAGGGGGTTCAAGAGCTTGACACTTGAGCGTAATGATCGGACACCGGATTGTGCCTGCTGTACGACGCGTTGCTCTTCTGATGCCGTATCACTTGGCACGACACTTGCCCACTCGATGGTGAGGCGCTCGATGGGTTCGACGGTAGCGAGCCCAAAGAGCCGTTCGATTTCCATGGCGGCACGCAGCACGGTGACGAAGGCATGGGCATAGCGGGCGCGGCGGGCTTCAATGCCCTTCTGCAAGCCCATCAAGGCGAGACGACGGGCATAGCCGGAGTCATTGCCGGAGAGTTCTTCACCGAACAACGCTTTCGAGATACCGGAGAGCTTGTGGAAGGCATCGATGTAGTAGTCGAGCTGCTTGCCCGAGTTTTCCAAGTTCCCGGTCCACCCCTCAATGCGGATCTT